TTGTTAAGTGTTTTAATTGCTTTGGAGGTGATTATATTGAATCAATCTAATAAAAATCAAAATATTTTATCATCACTAAGTTATTTCAGTGTGTTTTTCGCACCAATTATATTTCCAATATTCGTTTGGATATTTGCTGAAAAACCAACTTCTACTCATGGTAGAAAAGCATTATTTAATCACATTTGGGTATATATTTTCTTATTCTTTGCAAATCTAGGTTTCATCTTTTCTCGAGAAGTTTTCGATAAACCTTTTGACAATCAAGAAGTAATATCTAATGTTTCATTCGGTATAGGCATTTTTTTATTACTCATTGCTGGCATTATATTTCTTTTCAACATCATTCGTGGTATCAAATTGCTTACGGATAAATAATATTGTCCCATCCTTAACTGGATGGCTTTTTCCATCTTTATATTCTCTCCCTTTCATCGTCTACATGCTACAATCTATCATTACTGCCGTGACATTAATTACAAATAAAGCAGCTATAAAGACTTTAAAAAAGTTCTTGTTAGAAACAATGTTGATAATTTTACATCACTTTTGATAAGACATACCCATGCATCAATATATTAAAGTAAAGAATTTTCAATGCCATATATTAGTAAAAGATTAGGTCATGCAAATATTGAAATTACTTGGTGAGTATATAATCATTTGCTTGAATAATTGAAATCACAGGAAGATGATAAGCTACTTAAAGCCTTTAATTTCTAGCTGGACAACTCAACGGACAAAAAATTTTAAAAGTGTTCAAGTCGTCCCTTGTTGACCAAAATTTATAGAATTCACTTTTGTATATTTTTCATAAAATAAAAAGAACGCTGATTTAACAACGTTCTTTTGTTATCCAAAGTATTTACTTGAAATGATTTTTCTGTTTTTACGGAAACAGTTAAAGCCGAAAACGATAAGGCTATTCAAGCGTTAGAAAGTATGGAAACTCACACCAATGCGTTGGCGTATCTTGTAAAATCTATATAACTATTGGCGTTTCATCGTCTTAAAAGTTCATTTAAGACACTTAGCCAAACTTATCCAAATATAATAAAAACCCGTCAAATCAACGTTTTACTCACGTCAACTTAACGGGATTATCTAATTTACGGAAACGGAGGGCATTTGTATACTTTCGGATATAATCGAAAACCGCATAACTAAAGGATTTTTGAATATATACTTTAGAAAGAAATAGAACGAAATAGAAACGTTTTGACACGTATTTGACACGCGACCCACCAATTAAGGTGGGTTTATTTGTGCATAAAAAAAATAGGGCAGACACCACTATGTGCCTACCCAAGTATGATTACGTGGCATCTACATTATACCACACTTTATGAAATTGTTCCCCATAAAGGACCTACACCATGATTAGGCGGAGCTACGCCATTCCATTCTCTTATTGGAAGATAATAAGTTTTACCGTTCCAATCATATGAAATCCAAACATGGCCATCTTGCAGCATTACCTCTTTGTATGTTGGAGTATATCCTCCAGGTTGAAAGTCATAAGCATACGGACAACTTCTAAATGGACCAACGGTACGTACTGCGATTGGAGAGTTACCGTTTGTGAATACTGCTTTCTCACTCATATACCAAGTGCCATAGCTATTGCGTTTCCACGCACCAGCTACAGTTGATTTAGTATTACTTGATGCGCTAGTACCTTTGGCAACAGTTGCAGTAGGTACTTTTCCTGCTTGGTAAGCCCTAATTTGCTTAATAAAATAGTCTTTAAGTTTAAGTTGTGTAGCTTGTGAAGGTACACCTTGTGTTACTGGGTCAAAACCAGTATGCAGTTTCATTGATCTGTGAGGGCAGCTAGTTTGTGAAAATTCCATGTGTAATCGAATTGTATTTCTGTTTGCTTTTAACCCCCACTTATTTAATAATCTTGCAGCTTCTTGGAAGCTCGCTTGTTCATTAGCTAGAAACACTTTATCACTAGCACCAATAGATTGACATATCTCAATGCCATATGAATTTTTGTTACCATTCTGGTTAGCTGTGTGCCACCCTATTCGGCTTTCTGGTAATGCTTGATAAACTGTATTACCACTGATATATGAATGAGCTATACCAGCTTCTAAACGTGATAAAGGTGCATTAACTAATCCACGATGATAAGCTTCTGCAGTAGCGCCTACACTGCCTGCATCATTGTGTAACGTTATTGAAGTTGGCTTATATCCACGATTAGGTAAACGATAACCTTTCACTTCATCACGTATATAACTTAATTTCTTCATTTTCTTTTTAGCTGTTGTTTTCTTCTTGGTGGCAGTTTTAGTAGCAGATTGTGTAGAAACCTTTTTCGCACTCTCTGATTTATAATGTGGGCGAATAAACCACATAGGAAAATCGTAATTATGAACAATTCTTTGAGCTACCTCTGTTTTTGCACTTCCCCCACCAAACCAATTTTGATCTAATGATTGGAACTGCATATATTTACCATCATAATTACCTTTTGTAACAATAGCTACGTGACCATATCCACCACCATAGTTGCGATTGAACACAACAATGTCGCCTTCTTCTGCTTTGAAACTAGGTGTGTTGTTGTACACGGTAGCTTCACCATTGAAGTTATTCACGTTAGGAATGTCAGCAGCACCAGCGCCTTTCAACCCATGACCAAATAACTGATGCCAGTATTTGTTTGCCAAATCGAAGCACTGCCAGCCAAAAGCTAAATCGAAATCCCAGCCTTTACCTTCTAGTGAATACAAATATTTAATAGCTTCTTTTTTAGTTAATTTAGCTACCATCTTCATCACTCACTTTCAATACTTCATCATCGTGGTAACGACTAGCACCACGTTTCAATTCTTCATCATATTCATAATCCGCAACATCAAATTCTACTTCGTCAGTGTCATCAGTGAATGGTTCAGATGTGTCAAATTCTTCGGGAGTTAATTCTTTTCGTTCTGGTGTAACTTTTTCGTCACTAACCACTTTCTGATACTCAACTGGATTGACATTTTCATCACGTGGTTTTGTGTAAGTCTTAGTTATACCACTGTCTTTTACACCTTTTGTAGTAGGGTCAGTAACAACACCTATACCAACTAAAAACGTAATGATTGCACCTATCAATCCACTTACTTGTTCAATCTGTGCAGATAAATCAACGCCAAATGCTTCCGTTATTTGCTTAATGAATAGTAAAATCGCACCCACAATAGCTGTAAGTGTTGCTTTATTTTTTAGTCTTAATATAAAATTCATAGTTTACCTCCATAATAAAAAGCCACCCCGTTAGGAGTGACTTTAGTTATTTATATATAAAGGACGCTGGGAAACGCCCTGTGTTACATTGGGACATATGGTTGCCTTAAAGTTATAAAACATCACCTTTAATCAGATTATTTAATTTCAATACTCATAGACATTAAACAGTTCTATTTTTTCGTTTCCGTTGTTTATATTTGTATCGTGTCCACTTATAGTTTCGTTCTTAATGTAAATATACTTTTGAACATAAGTTCCGTTAGCAGAACCAAGCACAAGTTTTATCCCACCACTATTAGCGATAGGAATGTGAATTTTGGGTATATACTCATAATTAAAATTACTATAAGCACCCACATATTTAAAAATAAGCAACCATCCATTTTTACAATCTAAAATAGGCTTGCTAGGTGTTACTCTTTCCCCAGCACTCAAAGTGGTATTCCCTTCCCATATTTTGCCTGTTGTTGGTTCGGCTTTCAAAAGGTTAATGTTATCTTCTATTTTGTTTAGATCATCATCAACTTCTTTTTTCCATTTTTCCACATTTTTTCCACTGTTCATTATAACGTTTTCGGAAAGCGTAGTAGGGTAAATTTTTTTAAAATCTCCGTTATCCTTGTAGTTAATTTCCATACAATCAACCTTTCATTTGTGTGTTAAAATAATCTATTTCAGGATATTTAGGTATGCCAGCGCCAAACAATCTTTCATCACCTATTTTTTCTGAATTGACATACATTCTTTGTAATATTTTATCTCGACTTTCACCATACTTTTCTTTATATAGTGCATACATTCCCATAGTTATAGGGCTTGCATAAGAAGTACCTGTACCAACTTGATATTTTGAACTGATATCCACATTGTTATCTATATCAGTTAAATTTACCGAAACGCCACCGTTAGAAAAATTTATTCCTCTACCTATTGAACTTGTAACATATCTAGTTTTGTCAGAATTTATATTTGCTGTTGTTACAACAAACGGGTATTTAGATGGAAATGCAATTGTGGAACTTTCATTATCGTAAAGTGGTTGTGAGTTCCCCGCACTACAAAAAATAGCTATCCCTTCATTGTAAGCGTGTTCAAAAGCCTCTCTCCTTGCTAAAGAATCAGTACTACTAGAAAATGAACAGTTTATAGCATCCATTCCATTTTCTATGCACCAATCTATAGCTTTAATTTGTGCGCTCCAAATCGTCCTATTAATAGATCCGTTACCATCATCAATACGAACTGCATATAAAGATACACCAGGTGCCACGCCAACCATACCTTTGTCATTGTTTAACATCGCAATTGCACCAGCCACTTTCGTTCCGTGATTTATTGCTAAGTTGCTATTATATGGTACAGTCTCGTCATAAGCATTATAACCACCTAATAAATTTAAATCTTCGTGATTTTGAACACCTGAATCTAACACAGCTACTTTAACACCTTTCCCCGTTATACCTTCTCGGTGAAATTTCCAAGCTTCTGTTAAATCAATAGCATATGATTGTTTTTGAGTACCTGTATTCGAATCGTTTTGTAAAGTGTCACTTTTATCTAATTCAATGCTTTTTATTTGTGGATGATTACGTAAAATTTTATAACATTGTTCATCTAACTCGCATATCACGATATTTGAAAGAATGTTTAGATTTTCTATATTTTTAGCGCCTACATTTTTTAAAAGTTTGTTATCTTCTTTTTCTTTAAAAACAATTAAACACCTTTTCATTCAATCACCTCGAACCATATATCAGCGTTTTCTGGTTCCGTAGATGATACAACAATTGTATCTCTACCGTCTTCCCCTTTGTCACCTTTAGCACCAGTCATACCACGCGGTCCTTGTGGTCCTTGTTCTCCTTGTAAACCTCTTTCTCCCTGTATACCTTGAGGACCTTGTAAACCTTGTTCACCGGTATCACCTTTCAAACCACGTGGCCCTTGTGGTCCCTGGTCGCCTTTATCACCTTTTTCACCTTTAAATAGTTCAGGATTACTATCCAAGTGTTTAACTACATCTGTGTTTAAACGTTGTTCGAAGTCATCACCTAATATTTCAATAGCATTTTCTTTCACGATACGTCTAACTGCATCATCAACAATATTAACGCTTATCTCTTTTTCAATTGCGCCCTCAATACCACTATCTTTGATGTCAAATGTGAAGTTAGCCACATGAACGCTTTGTTCTGCATTTCTTAGAAATAACTTAGCTTTAACTTTGCCAGCATGTGCTATCACATTGTCTGGGATATTGTACTGTAAAAGACCTTTATCTGACATAATTACTTCTAAAGGTTCATCTAACCAAATCGATCCGTCACTGTGGAATAAATCTAATAATGGGGTTAAATTTGTATCGTTTAGATTAAAAGCAGTGTCACGATATTTTATAAATATCCTTAAAGCAGCACTTCCCTTATCTTCTGTATAAAAGTAAGTCTCTGGATTATTTATACTCAATTTTTCCGTTTCGATGTTTGTAGTAACGTCTTTATTTTTATATATAGCCATTAAATCACTCCCTTGTATAATAAAAAGCCGACACGAATGTGCCGACTTATCTAAAGAAGATGTTTGCTACCAAAGAGATAAGTGGGACTAATACAACCCCTGCAAATCCCAACCAGTAGCCAATTACTTCTCTGTTTCCTTTTGCTTCTGCTTCTACAGTTCCTTGCAAATTCTTGATTTCTTTATCATGACTTTTCGTTTCATATTCTAAATCAGTTACCCTAGTTCCTACTGTTGATAATGATTCACTCATTTTTTCTAAATGTTTCTCTGACCTAGCTTGTGATTCAAATGACTTTTCTTGCAGCAATGTCTGTCTATCTACTTTGTTCAACAAACTATTAAAATTGTCTGTGTGTTTGTTATCTACTTCGTTTATGCGTTCGTGTATCTTGCCCCTTGATTTTTCCCATTCGTGTCTTAGTACATATTTATCTTCTGCCATAAATACCTAAACCACCTAAAAAACCGACAAAGCCAAGCCAAGCTGTCATAGCAATAAATTGTGCTGGTGTTATCCAATTAATAGCATTATATACACTCGCTGACGACATTAAGAAGTGTATGATGGCACTTCCTAAGCCACCTACTAACATAAAATAGTTTGAAGTGTTATTAACAGACCGTTTACCAAAGAATAGACTAGATAGAATCAGACAAGTACCAAACACAAGTAGTAGCAAACCCCATATCCAAACAGGCATAACTTCATTTAGCGCTCGGTAGAAATCACTTTCGTTAATAACCTTTTCTGGGCTTATGAGCCAATAGACACCTCGTATATCTACAAACACACCTAACCCAAACAAAGATAAGGTGGCTAGTTTATCGTGTATTGTAAAGTTTTCGTTCATGCGTTCACCCACTTTCTATAAAATAAAACCACAAGCCTAAGCCTGTGGTTGTTCTGGATAATCTTCACCAGTAAATGATTTATATTCTTCGCTTGTTAAAATTTCACTATCTACTAACTGCCTTAAAGTAAAATCAGTGTAAATGTTTTTATCATAGAAATACTGAATATCTTCTATAGTAATAACATTAGGTGAATAACCAACATGTTTTTTTACATATGCTAAATTAAGTAATAAGTTAGCAGCATACCTCGTGAGTTTGAGGTTATCTTTTTCTATCTTGTTAGATCTATCAATCACTTCTTCAAATTTTTGATTTTGTGAGTTGATAGCATCCTCTAATTTTTGTAAATCGCTATTCTTTAATGGTGGTTCTGAACCTATCCATTTTTGTTTATCTTCATCAAAATATATTGGATAGTACATCCCTTCATTTGGTGGTATCTTTGTATAAGGTTGAGAGGGATAATCCCAATTAGTGACCACTAACTTAGGCGATCCATCATATAAATATACTGTTTCTGCCATTAAATACCAGCTCCTACATCATCAATTATCCAAGACACTTCACCTATAATGTAATGGCCAGGTTGCCATTTGGCAGTATCATTGGTGTTTAAATAAACTTTTAATTGGCCATCAACATCCGCCACTAAAACAGCAGGGTTCATCGTTACTGGCGTTCTTACATAAAAATTTTGTACTTTAGGCACATGTTCCTTTGGTATAGAGCCAATAGTCATTTGTGTCGTGATGTTATTTACATACACTCTCAAATAACATTTTTTCACACCGTTTGTAGTAATCACTCTGTATTGATTACGTATAGACGTTTCTTGGTCTATACCTAAAGGGACAGCGTCGTTCATAACTTCCCAATTAATCCATCCTGTATCGTTATTCTTCGCATCAAATTCTTCTGCGTTCATTACACGTTTCCAACCCATAAAACGGCCATTTGGATTATCTACATTTTCTGTGTGGACAGTAGCCAAAAATTCATAATTATATTGATTTTGCACTAATCTTATTTGTTTACGTTTGCTGTTACCTTTGTAGACATCAATAGCTGCAATATAGTAGCTACCATTCATTGATTGTGGTGCGTCTACAGTCCAAGCGTCACTTGGAATAGTAGCTTCATAAAAACCTGGTGGCAAATCTAACACACTGTTATATCCGCTAGATTCATTGCCTAGTGTACCTAACCATTGACGAGTGTTGGTGGATGTTATTTCTTGCCACTTTGCTTCATTTTTATCATCGTGGATTGACTTCACAAAACGTCTGTTTTGACTACTGACATTTAATAAAAATTGTTTTCTTCCGTTATTTGACGTAGTAACATCAAGTTGCATAATAAAAGACCCAAACCCTTTAGGTAGCCCGTTAGATTCCGAATCGTCAGTAGCAATCAATTCATAATAACCGGCTTCGAAATCATTAACATTAACACCTTGCATGTCGGTTTTACTTATATAATGCCTAGTCCCGTCATCATTGGTCAATCTATACTTTTGCCAATTGCTCGTATCATAATTATTTAATTCTTCAATATCTTCTTTAATCTGGTTAGCTTTATTGTCCAATTCAGTAATGTTGTTATCTTTTAAATCGTTTAATTCTTGTATGTGATTATCAGCCAATGTTTTGATCTCATTAATAACTTGAGTACTTCTATCATTTAACGATTTCATACCACTTTGGAATGTATCATCCATTTGTGTTACGTAGTCATCACCGTTAGCCAATGATTCTTCAATATATTGCACTCTATCTTCAATACGTTCTCGTAAATCTTCAAATGTACGAATATAGTTTACCTTGTCAACTGCTGGTAAAGTTGTGAACATGCTGTCTTTAATAGAGAAACTAAATTCAACTTCTGTTATCACATCTTCTTTACCATGAACAGCTACCCATACTTGTCCTTTAACACTGCCTGTGTGCGTTAAAAATTCTTTAGGAATCGTATATTTAACTTTACCGTATAACGGATCGACTACATGTGCTGTATCGACAATATAAGTTCCGTCCTTAGCTTTAAGCATTAAAAAACAATCAACGTTTTCGTCACTCACTTCGAGTGGTCGTTGATTGCGCGTAATATAGAATATTAAGTCTGCTGTTCCAATATCACTGTCATAAAAAGTAATATTAGTATTGCCAATAGGGATGTAATGCGCAGATGTTTCTAATTTAATTTTTCCTTCTTTGTTATACATTTAACCACTCCTTTTATACGTCATACCATTGTGACCATTTACCTTCTGCATAAGTTCTACGTTTCATACTATAGTTAGCCGAACGAGCAAAAGGTACAGCGGTTTGGAAAGCTGTTGTTGCATCATCAAAACTTGCATAGGTTACGTTATATTGTGTAACAATCGAACTTGATTGATTAGGGTAAGGTGACCCTTTAGCATTTTTTGGTACGTGATACGTTCCACCGCGTTGTAAGTTGTTACAATCTTTCACGCTTCTAGGTGCAGAAAAGTTATCTGCTAGCTCTCTGTTGTGTAATTGCATAGCATCGTCTGTTACTCTGAACCACGTTCTTGAAGTGTCGTAATCCCAAAATCTGAACTCGTTAGGTTGCATGTAAAATTTCTTTTTAGCATTTTCCCCGTCCATTGTTACAATTCCTGTATAATCGTTATAATTTCTTATTCTCAACTCATTAGAGTTCACTTCATTCCAAGTCGTGAGTAGTCCATATAAAAACTGAAAGTTGTTTCTCAAATCGCCAATATCTTCATAGGCTTTTTGAATATCTTTATCTCTGATTTGTCTTGGATCTTTTCCGACATATATAAAGTCTAATAATTTACGCTCAGATTTATTATTATTGTCAGATGGTTTGTTTAACATTCTTGAACGTAATACCGCTGACGAACTGCCACCGCCATCTAAATTGTAAGCAAATTCTATATCTCCATAATGACTATACAATACTTCGGTTACTTCGTTTAAGGTCATACCTTTTTGATGTAAGGTGCTTCCTGTAATTCGACCATCACAAGTGAATATTAAAATATCTTTATTTGGTAATTGAGCAATAACTGTTCGAGGATGAGATGCTTCACTGTTAGGACTATAATCACCTTCAGTGTACACTTTTTTGCCTTCCATAATTAAAGGACCAAAGCCACTGAATGTGTTGTTATAACCTTTATCTTTGATTTCTTTAGCAGTGATATTTGGTGGAAAAGAAGTCAATGTATTATCATCCGCCATTGCTAAAGTCCATCTGTCTTTCAACGGCTCATAGTCTTTCACACTATCTAATATTTGCCCGTTATAGATTTGTTGCCCGTGTAATTTTAATTGAGAACCACTTCCTGTACTAGCGTTAGCAACAAATGTAGCACTTGTTTGTTTTGCGAAATCTCTAGCTGTAATATGGTCTGGTTTACTAGGATTACTGCCAGAAATACCTTTTCTTAATTTGATTAAATTACCATCACTATCTCTGTGTGGAATGTGTACGATTTTATATGTTGTATCAAATTTACGACCGCTCATGTAACTTATTTCATTATAATAAGCGCTTTCTTTAATTTGTCCTTCATGTTTCTGTGCCATGTTATCGGCTTGTGTAGCAACATCATCAATTTTAGCAAAGTCTTTCATTAATCTGTCTTGTGCTAAATTATGAACAGTTCCATCCATGCCAACACGAATATCTTTAACCTCTGCAGAACTGTTTTTACTAGCCCCATAAATTTGATTATTAATACGACCTGTTAGAACATCAACTGTTTGATTTAGCGGTTTGCCATTATGATCTATTTGTTTTGACGTGTGTGCTTTTACTTCTTGATTTTTATGATTATTTATTAATTCTGAAACATATTGTCTATCTCTATTCAATGTTTTAAAATTACTTACCAAATACCCTCTGAATTCATTATTCAGACTGTAAGGTAAATTTTCCAATAAATTTGCCATTCACTTCACCCTCTCTATTCAATCCAAGTAAATTGTGCATAAATCCAATTGCTAGAAGATTTTCCTGATTGGTCAGCTTTATCTATATAGATGTTTACTTTTCCATCCCCACGAAGTTCAACCATAATCGGCTGTTTACCACTGCCTGAGCGTGAATAAAATACTTGTGTGTTACTCATGAAACCAGTAGGGAGTTGAGCTATTTGTTGACCATTAACAAAATCTCTTAAATTCACTCTTATCATTTTTAATCTAGTTTGATTCTCATTACCAAACATACTTGGGTTTAATACAATTTCTCTTATACCACATTGGAAACCATCACTGGCATATAAATTGTTTTTCACTACATCTATGTGAGTATCATATTCTTTCCAGCCAGTATCGAATATAAAATCACCTAATAGTTGGGCTATTTGCGTTAAACCTTCGGTGTATTCTTCCATACCATCAATAGCATCTAAATGTGTTTTTGTATAAACATATTCACCATCACTATTTCTAAATTGAATAACATCCACATCTTTACTCACTTAGTACCACACTCCCTACTATGTCTTTGTCTAAACCAATACCAACAGAAGTTGATACGTTTGTTGTTTTGTTTGGTTGGTTTATTTGTTTGATTTTGCGATTGATATTTTGTTGAATACTGATAATGTCTTGCTTAGCATTGCTAAATTCAACATCAACTGGTTCATTGACTAAAGGGTGTGGCTCTGTGATTTTCACAACTTTTAAATCAGTGTTATATCCTAACGGTTCATGAACGAAATGGATAATATTATTTTCTTTTATCTGTTCATAGCCTAAGTAGTTGGTAGATAATTCAACGGTAGGTTCATCTTGCAATTCAGTCTTTAATTTTTCGGTAAGTTCTTGTTTGTCTAACACATTATCATCAAATACTGTAGGTGCTTCTGCATGACCAAAAATTTTATAATTGGGTGATTTGTATTCAGATTTATAATGATATAAATCATCACCTTTTAATACAGCAGTTAAATTTAAAATGCTTTGTTTCTCTGTTCCAACATAACCAATAGGCTTTTTGTCTTTGTAGTTAAGACTTTTAATGCCACCCTTGAATACAGCTTTAAATTTGTGTTTGCCTTTGCTCAAATTCTTTGCAATAACTATGCGTTCGGTTGTAGCAGTACGAGAAAAACATTCGAATGTGTCAACAAATTCATCGTCTAAGAAAACATCCCATATACCGCCTGCAGTTCCTTTTTTAAGGTTGTATACTAAAGTTTCGTTACCCCATTTGCAGTCAAATTCACGCTCATAGTAAGCCCCAACTGTTTCTGTACGCCAATTACCCTTTTGAATGAAAGTACCTTTAAACGTCATCTGTGGTGTTTTTATAGGGCTGTAGTTTTTGGTTTCTTTAGTCGTTTTCTTTTTACCATAACCTCGAATAAACGTTTTCAGCTCTGTAGTTGTTACGCTAGCACTAACTTCATCGGTATTGTATTTGTAACGAATAACTTCTTCTGCCATTTTGTAAAATTTGTTTGGTTTATATATATAAATCTTTTTATTATCTGCAAAGTATATATAATCAAACAATTCAGCACCTTCAATTAGATATTCCATACCGTTTTTATTACCTAATTCGTCTATAACGATACGATTGTCGAAATTTCCAATGATTTCGTACGTAAACCCTAATTTATTACCGTTGAAACCAAATCGAAGATACTGTTCTAATGTGCAGCTAGGTTTGTTTTCTTCTTCTGTTTCATCACTATTCAACTCTTCGTTTTCTAAATCTTTTAAAATATAGTGGTTTTGAAATTCCATAAAAATATGCTTAGCAGTCACTTCAACCGTAAGCATTGTATTATCAGATTTGATTTGCGTTTGCTTAATTATATATTTTTGATTTTTCCATAACACGATTGCTTCATTCTGCAACATATTAAAAACATCAGCATTTACATTAGTTTTATAAGCAGTGAAAGAAATTGATCGTTCATTGTTTATTTCATATTCGTATTTGAATGAACTTGGGTCGAAATCAATAAGTATTTCACCACGTGTCCCTTGTCTATCTTGTACAATTATTTGATACAATTCTTTCACCTACCTAAAAATAAAATTAAATATAAATTCGACATCTACTTGCTCTACACCGTCGCCCTCAATAGTGATGTTATTTTCACCTGGTGCTAGTGTTATATAACTATAGTTAGTGTCGACACCAACTCTTTTTTTATCTACATAAGGATAAACACCATTTAAAACAAAAGCTTGTGACTTTTTAAGTTTCTTTTTATATTCGAAAACATCTTTCGTTGTTTTATTTCTTATCTTAAATCCGTTGGGAGCTTCTGCACTTAATGTAACAATCAATTTATGTCGCATAAGTGGGTCGATAACATCAGTAGAACCATTATAAATTTTAAAACTTTTAGCTTTATGGCTGTACTTCAACTTTTCTGCTAATTCCAACCCTTGTTCAAACTGAACGTTCTCTTGTAACAACTCTATGTCGTTAGTATCTCTTAACGATTCTGAATAACCTTTATATACAACGAATTTAACTGCAAATGTTCCGAATACACTTGTTAAATCTTCAATTGCATTTTCTTCACAATACACCGCGTATTTTTTACCTGGCGCATCACTGTGCCAAATAAAATAAGGCTCACGTCTAAATAGTAAGCCTCGTAATTTTTGTTTCATTAAATTATAGCCTTGTATATCATCGTCTTTATACGAAAAGTTTAATACTAAATTAAAAGGACCAAACGTAGTTGGTCCCTTCAATACTCCATCTGTTCCTTTGATTTCTGCTGTGTTGGGATTTACTTCAACACCTTCTTCCTCATAATCAAGATATCTTAATTTAGGAATATCGGTCAGTTGAATGTTTAGATTATCATTGAATATTCTTACCTTTTTCAAATGTTAAATCCCTCCTAAATTATAATTTTGCATTTGCCAACGTTTACCTTGCTCATAGCTAACATCTCGTTCACTCACACCTGTAGGTTTCTGTTCTAAACGTTGGTTACTAGCTACAAGTTGTGTTAGCAATTCTACCTGTCTTTGTGTAGCTTCTAACTGTCTAGCCATGAAGTTAATCATTTCGTTGTCGTTATTGTTGCTAGTAGAAGGTATCCGCATTTGATTAGGGCGTTTGTTACGTTTATTTTTACTGTCGATATCTTGTGCAGCTAACGCTAACAGTTTCATTGCGTCAGAGTTACGACTAGGGTCAGTAGGTATTACCCACTCTGGATAACCACCTTCAGCTAAATTATATAAACCTGATGAATTAATTAATCCACCAGTGGCATATCCATGACCCTTACCAATAACACCTAACATTCCGCCTTTACCGTATCTAGCTTTAGCATATCTCATACCAGCAATTAGGTTATCTAAACCATTCCAAATATTACCGTGACCAGGTAATTTATATGCATTGAATGTACCTGGTTTTACTTGTACTAACCCTTTAGCAGCACCGTCAGCTAAACCATCGGTGCCACCCATTGCTTTTGGATTTCCACCAGATTCAGTTTGAATTTGTTTTTTCCAAGCATTCACATACGCCGATGAAGTAGGTAGTCCGGCTAGTTTGAGTGCCTTTTTAACATCGCCACTCCATTTACCAGACTTACCGCCGCCGTTATTTTTCTTCAACCAATTTCTTGGGTCAAACGGTACGCCATTTTTTCTCATTTCATAGTGTAAATGTGGTCCTGTTGAACTACCAGCACCAGCACCATCTCTAGCAGGGTCACCACCGGAAATACCTAAATAAGTACCCGGCTTAACTTTCTTACTACCACTAAAAGCTAGTTTGTGTAAGTGTCCGTATATAGCTTCTAATGCACCGGATTTTATAGATACCATGTTACCAAATCCGCCATTATATCCTTTTTTAGCTGTAGCCATACCGTTCAATGTAGAATAAACTTTGTCATATTTATAATTTATATCTAAACCATGATGTGCTCTTGGGAATGGATATCCCATTCTAGCTGCTTCAGCAGCAGTTCTAGCGAAACCAAAGTTAATACCTTTAGAAAGGTCAATATATCCACCGTCGCCGCCGCCTTGTTCTTCCATCCATTTAGTAAATAGATCAGTTGCGGCTTTTTTAAGTTTGCTAAACATGCCTTTCATCATGTCAAACGGTAAAGATGCAGCTTTAGGAATTCCAAAACCTTCCATATTTACACCAAAGGCTTCTAGGACTTTGTTAAGTAACTTACCAGGTTTTTCTATCCAATCCATCACATCGCCGACTTTGTCTTTCAACCAATCCTTACCTTTGGCTGCAGTTTCAAGTGTTTTGCTAACTATTGCTTTACCACCATCAACTACTTTAGCAGCTCCAGCTTTACTCGCATCCCAAGCGTCGCCAAATACATTGTCGCCTTTTTTCTTTTTCTTAGGCTTTTTGTTAGATAAAGTACCATTAGCAAATCTAGGCATTCCACTTAACATAGAATGCGTCTGCGCACCATTCATAACAGATGAGCCTTTAGGTAAAAATGCTGTTGTATCTCTATTTGGTGTAATAGCCATTTTACCGTTTGGATAACGAATAGCTTCGTGTCTGAAACCACCAGGACCATTACCGCGTCCTTTATCTCCTACAGTTGCAAATGTATCACGTGCAATCTTGCCATTCTTAACTACGTTGGTAGTTGTGTTTGTATGTTCAGTACCAGTGTGTAACTTGATTTTAGGTAGTTTATCCATATTGAGTTTTCCACCAACCCAGTTCACACCATCTATAAGTTTGTTTAATCCACCTTTTACTTTGTCTATCATGCTAGTGAAGAAACCTTTAATATTTCCTGTAACCGACTTGATGGCGTCACCCATTTTGTTCATGACACCAGTTACTTTGTTCTTCAATCCAGTAGCTAAATCAACTGTTCCATTCTTAATATCGCGCCATTTTTTAGACATGAAACCGCCAACGGAATTCATTGTGTTACGTGTTCCTTTAGATAAAGAACCCCAAGCGCCTTTTACTCCTGACCAGGTATTTTTTGCTCTGTTGACAGTATTAGTTTTAATGTTCGACCACTTAGAACTCATGAATTTCCCGACTGAACTCATTGTTGCTCGTGTGTTTTTACTTAAATTCGACCACCAATTTTTCACTCCAGACCATGTGGATTTTGCTTTGTTCACAGTACCAGCTTTAATTGACTGCCACTTTTTAGACATGAAACTACCGACTGAATTCATGATTGATCTAGTGTTTTTACTTAGGTTAGACCACCAACCTTTTACACCAGACCATAATAATTTCGCTTTATTGATTGTCCCATTTTTTATGGATTGCCATTTTTTAGATATAAAACTACCAATAAAATTCATTATTGCACGCGTGTTTTTACCTAAATTCGACCACCACTGTTTTACTCCGGACCATAATAATTTTGCTTTTCCTACAGTATTATCTTTTATAGACTGCCATTTGGTAGACATCCATTTTCCTAGAACTGAAAAAATCACTCTACTAACTTTACCTAAGTTTGCAAACAAGGCTTTTATTTTTGTTCCCATACTTCTAGCTAAAGCTACAATTTGGCCGACAAACGACACTTGGAAAATGCCTTTAATAACTCTTATAAATCCACTAAATATTTGTTGTACACCAGACCACATTTTTCTAAAATTACCGGTGAATAATCCAGAAAATACTTTAGCTATACCCATGACAATGTTTAACGATCCTTTAACTATATTACGCACGCCGTTAAACGTATTTGAAAAAATAACCTTAATCAAAGGTATACTTCTTCTTATCATAGAAGTTACAAAAACAACTACTGACATAATTTTATTCTGTACTGATTGCCATACAGACATTACTATATTCCTAAACGTACTGTTAGTTTTCCACAAATGTACTATGCCAGCTACTAATAAGCCAATTGCAGTAATAGCCCAACCTACTGGACCAGTCATAAATCTAATTGCTAAACCTAATCCTCGCGTAGCTAATGCTGCCGCTTTAGTAACGCCAGTCCAAATCGTCATTGCAGTTGCCGCAATTTTCGTTTTAATTGCTTGTATTGTTTGAGAAGTGGTTAATGCAGTCATTGCAGCTCTATAGCCGTTAGCTATACCTCTAGCTGTTGCAGTAACACCGTTCCATATTGCTTGCGATGCAGCAGATACTTTAGCTGCACCATTATGTCTAATGAAGAATTGAATCAAACTAGACATTCCACTAAACATACCACCAATAGTGCTTGCCATTTTACCGAATATAGTTAAAACTGGACCCATCGTTACTAAAGTGATAGCTAACCACTTAACAATGCCACCTAGTGTCTTTTGAGTAGAACCATCTAAACTTTGCCACCAGTTTATAATCGATTTTATACCACCAGCTATTTTAGAAAAAGCGTTACCTAATTGTTCGCCAGTGTCTTTAGCCCATTTTTGAGCTGCAGGTGATTGAAGTAATTTTTCAAACTCTCTCAAACCGTCTTTAGATTGTTCGAACACACCGCTTAATAGGTTTTCTCCTAATATACCTATATAAGCCTTTGTATTTTGAACCATACCTTTCCACGACTTAGCATAGGAATTAGCCATACCACCTGCGAAGTCGTCCATTACAGTTAAGAACTCTTTCGAACTAACTTCACCATTGGTAACCATTTCTCTAAACGCATCATAAGAAACGCCTAAATGTTTAGCCATAGCATTACTAAATCCAGGCATACCTTCCTCAACCATATTTAGTTCTTGTGTCATAAGTTTACCTTGACCTTGAACACGGTTAAATATCATTGCCATTTCGCCCACTGGTCTGTTACTACCTACTGCAGCATCACCAACTAGCTTGATGTATTTTTCTAAATCTTTACCTTCTTTTACACCTGCTGCCAATGCACCTGCTGCCACGTCAGTACCTTCTGCCATTGTGGTCATACCGCCTTCAATAGCTTTCGATACTTGGTCAGTGATTGAGCCAACTTCTTTCGTTGAATATCCTAGTCCTTCAAGTTTAGCCTTAGCACTGTCTAAACCGACAAGTCTATCGAAACCTAGCTTGGCAGTGATACCAGCCATAGCAGTTCCAGCAACCAACGCAGGTTTGGTAATACTACTTGTCAGTGAACGCCCCATATTTTGAGCTTGGTTACCCACACCTTGCATGCTAGTTCCTATACTCCTAAACGAATTACTTAATCGTCCAGCCATAGAAAAGTTTTCTCTATAATACTGATTTAAACGACCATATTCGTCTTTCATAGCATTTATAGCAGTAGCTTGTTTGTTATACTCTGTTTGTAACCTAACAGCTTTAGCACTGTTTGCACCTTGTGATTGTGCTACTTGTTTGTATTGCTTTTCTAGTTCGTTTAAATTAGATGTGCCAACTTTAATAGATTTGTCGAGATCATTCATCCTTGTTTTATAAGATGACGCACTCTTTTCACCATATTTAAAGTTGTTACTAGATAATTTTAAACTAGAGTTCAAAGACCTAAACTCACGCTTAATACCAGCTAGTGTTTTACTAACTCCCATGTCACGCATGGATAGGTCAATCTGTAATCCCTTTATTCTTTCTGCCATTACTCCACCTCCTTACTTGTGAGATGTATTACATGAATGCATCAATCATACTGTCTGTTTTCTTGACGTTTTTCTTATTACTTTCGTTAACTAACTCCATGAAGAAAGCAAAGGGCATGTCTAAAATATCGTTGATATCCTTGCCCCCGTCTTTCATCATTTGCAGCATGAGTTTCTTCATGTTTTCTTTATGTTCTTTATAAGAGAGAGATTTTAAATTATTCTCGCTAGTTCCTTTTTTCTTTCTTCGTCCATTTGTCCTTGTGCGATAAATTCAATTTGTCCTTGTAATTCTTCTACTGCATCTGGTGCATGTAATCTGTCTAGTAAGTCATCTTTTGTGAATTGGTTGTTGTAAATATCAACCACCATGTCTAACATTTGGTCGATGTTTTGTTGTGCAGAAGCATTTTCATCTGATGCACCGTCCATTAAGTCTGCAGCGTCGTAGATTTTACGGAATGGAATTTGAGTTGGAGTAATGAATGTATCGTATTTTGCGTTGCCTTCTGTGTCAGTTACTGCGTTACCTTTTTTGTCGATTTGAGTTAATTTAATAAAGTTACGTTTAGCCATTTATAATTGCTCCTTTAATTTTGATTTTTATTTGCAAATAAAAAGAGGGCATATAGCCCTCAATAGTAATTATTCTTCTTTTTCTTTGATTAATACCATGCCACGTTTATTATCACTTGTAGTAAGGTCTAAAATGCGGTCATGTGGTACTTTTTTGTTTGCTGGTTTAGGATAAGTATCGCCAGCGTTATATACTTTGTTCTTATCCTCTAAATCTATGAATTTGTGCAAGACTTCATACTTTTTCTTAGCCATAATCAAACCTCCTGTAAGTTATGCGCCTAATTCTGATTCTGGTGAACCATCAGTTGGATTACTGCTTTCTGCAGATTCTCCAAAGATAGCTTCCCAAATAGCATCCTTCATTACAGATGTGCCTTTAGCATCGTGACCCATTAACATAGCTTTTTCTTCTTCAAAGCCTTTAACTGGTGCTTGCATGAATTCTGCAGTAGTAGAATCTGAACTGAATTCAACGCCATCTTCTTTCGTATTACCTTCAACTTCAGGGAACGTGAATAATCCTTTAGGTAAGCCTACATACTCACGCGAACCATCTTCCATTGTTTTAGCGAACATTACTGCCACATATGGAGGTGTGTCGTTACCTACAGACACAATGCCACTCTCTGATTTTTCTAATCCAAATAATGCTACTCTATCTTCTAAAGGTAGTTTGTGGAAACCAGCTTCTACTTCGATAGTACCGTTAGCAACTGCCATTTCTGCTACTTGGTTATCACCATATGCTTTTTCAATGTCTTGGTCTTTTGATACTGAAATTTCTTGTAAATATTTAATACGTTCTGGGTCTGTAACTTGTTGCACATCTTCACCGTGAACTTTGTAATAAAACTCTGTTAAACCTGTAAATGAACGGTAGTTTTTCTCTGCCATATTAAAACACTCCTATAAATTAAAATATTGTTTACCTTCAAACCGTTTAGCTTGTCGGTAGATGTTGAACTCCTTGATATATTCGGGTTTCATGGAAGATGTTTCGCCAAATCCCAATACTTCCCACATCATTCTTTGCAATAAAAAAACGAGCCTATCTGATAGGACTCGCCCGTTTACACCTTGCTTTTGTTTTACAAATACATCTATTTGATAAAAGTATTCGTAAGTTAAATTGTCGTCATCGCCGAAATCAGAAGGTTTAGGTGTATCCAATGGATCTATAACAATCACTACATCTTTGATTTCTTGTGCGTTGGGATAATCGAAGAACTTTATATTGTTCTTGGGAACATGTTCCATAATTTCTTTGTTATCTATAATCGCTTGGTATATCTTCATTGTGATGTCATCCAATAAGTTACACCCTCTTCCTCATTTCTTCTTTGACTGTTCTGAAATACGTTTCTCTGCCTTCACGCATAGCGTTTTCAATAACACCTTTACCAGCTGTATTAACCCACTTTCCAGCACGGTCAAAGTGACCATATTCATTTAAGTGGATAATCCTATAACGCTGTTTGGGTCCACGCCAATGAATTTTCACTGTGCGTACACCGTTTATCGTCATAGGTTTAGATACTGTCGTTTCTTCGACAGATTCACCAGTATCTTTAAACGACTTCATGTTGTTTTTGATTATTTGAACAACTTTCTGTCCACCTTTAGTTAGTGCAAAGTCTGTTATACGCTTAGTAGCAGATCTGCCGTATTTCTTTTCTAAATAAGCGATTATTTCTTTATCACCTTTTACTGTTACCGTCATTGTTCTTCACCTACAACTTTGACGTAGTTAGGCGACTTAGCTGGTGCCACATTTTTGACATTAAAAAACAACCCTGCATACATACCGTTCTGTATCTCGAATACTTGATTTACATTGGGTATAAATTGAGGTTGTGCATCTCTAATGTTTAATGTGACTGATCTTTTGCTAAGTTCTAAGTTTCCTAACTGAACGTCTTTTTGTGTAGGCTCATACAATCCAGCAAAACAACTATATAATTCGTTTCGTTCGTTCATACCAGCTTCTGGACCGTCATTAGTGTTCTCGTAAAACGTAACTCTGTAATCTAATTGGTTAAGATTCATCGGCTATCACCTCGATGTTATCTTTACGCCATTTAGCAAGGTCGCTACGCAATGTCTGTACTAACTTCATTGAAGATGCTGGTATGTCAAAACTTTGTTCGTTTGAAGTAATTGAACGATTATCATTATGGTGTGCGATGATATTCAATACCGCTAAATTAAATGTCGGATTGTTATTATAAAATTCTTCATCCTCATCATTTAACGAAACAGCTGTTTTCACTTCATTAATTGCACCTGGCAAATACACATGCATGATTAGATCGTCGTCAAAATCATGGTCCACACGTATTGCCCGTTTAATTGATTCAACGTTGTCTATTTTAAACATTGAAATCACCTACTTTACTTATGCTCCTAAATCATCACTAGGTTCTGCTGCATCTTCAAACGTTACGAAGAAGCCAGCGTTTTTGTCTGCTTGTTTTACATCGAAACGGAAAGCACCCATCAAGTATTTACCGTAGATTTCATTTTCAATCCATTGCACTGACACGTCTGTACGGTCTGCAAATAGTACGCCGCGTTTTACATCACCAATGAAGGCTTTAGCATCACCATTAGCACCTAATAAGTCGTCACGAACTACTGTTACGTTCATGCCTAATACAGTGTTACCTGCAGTGTTAATAATGCTGTCTTGTAATAAATAACGACCGTTACCATCTTTCAAAGTATCTAATTTTTGGTAGAAACTTTGTGTACAGATGATTTGACGGTCGTAACCAGGATCTAATTTAACGTTAATGATCGCTTTTAAGTCGTCCACATCAGAAATTGAAGATGGATTAAACGATTTTAATACTTCTCCAATACGTTCGTTTAAAGTATTGATTTTTTGTTCGTTGATGTTTTCAGACACAATAGCAGTTAAGTTAGCAACTGAATCGTCTAATGCTTCTTGTGAAATTGGAATAGATCCACGATAAGTGTCTACTTCCCAAGCAATCGTTTCGAATTCTGGACGAGCTAACTCTGGGTTTTTCTCTAATTCAGCAACAGTGTTGAATTTAGCGTTAGCGCGTTTTAAGATTGGGTACTTACCACTTGCAGTTGATACTGATGTTTTTTGTACCAATTCTGATAAGTCTTGTACTGTGTTTACTTCTTTTTCAGGAATATATTTAATATCCTCTGGGATAGTTACGCCAACATCGTCTGATTTAACGTTGTCACGTTTAGCCCCTTTTGATTTCATGTATTGTTCAAAGCCTTGTACTTCTAAACTTTCCTCTGGGTTTTGATTTAATTTCGCCATAGAACGTTTCGCTCCTTCTTTTTTCTTTTTGTCTTTTTCTTCTTCTAATTCTTCTTCAGTAGGTTCTTCTACTTTCTCGATAGCAGGTGCTTCTGGTTTTTCTTCGGGTTCAGATGGACCATCTGGTTTCGGTTTATCATCAGGTTTTTCTTCGTCTGACGGTTTCTCCTCTTTGTCGTCAGATGGTTTACTTTCTGACTCTTCTCCAGTGTCATCACCTTTGTTATCTTCGACTTCTGCACCTTCACTTTGAGGTGGAGTTTCTTCTAACTTAGGTGCCGATGCTTCAATTTCTTGTGAAAGCTGTTCGAGTTCTTCAAATTCTTTTTTCTGTGCATCAATATCAGCTTTTAAATTACGCGCAGTTTCAAGGTCGCCCTTTTCGACTGCTTCTTGCGCTTTAGAAATCAAACTAGCGATTTCTTTTTTGCGCTCATCTAAATTGGCCATGCAATATCACTCCTTATTAAATTTGTGCATAAAAAATAGCCTCACGTTTCAAAACGAAGGCTTTCTATGTCTAGTGCTATTTTCATTTGTTCCAACTGTTTGAATTTCTTTAAATCTTTTGCACGTTGACCGACTTCAACCGATGTATCTTTGTAGGCAGGTATTGTAACAATACTGACTTCAATAAGTTCATCGATTTTATTTATGGTTTGAACGTACTCATTATCAATGTTTTGCCATGTACGAGCTGTTAAATCATTAGGTGGTAATGTGTAGAAGAAACTACACTGGTTTACATTGCCTGCTTTAATATTTTCATAAATATCTCTAGCGTAAGATGTATTAGGTAAGTGGCATTTGAAATACAATCCTTTTTCATCCACTTGTAACTCAAGCGTTCCTGCTTGTGTTCGACCTATAACATAACTGAAATCGTGATTAATTAAACATTTCACGTCGCTTACATCTACACCGTCTAAGGCATTTGGCGCTACTATTTCTCTGAACCCACCCAAGTCATCGCTCGTTGAATTAAAGATAATTGCGTAACCTTCAATAACCATGTCTTGTTGTCCAGTGTCAACGTTACTGTTCGTCATACTCATCACCCCCTTTAATGGAGTTCTTTTCGACTTCTTTGTCTATCTTAGATTCTTGATAGTTCTGTAAAGTAGAAAGCGGCGCTCTGTTAAGGTCCACAAGTGGTTGTTCACCGTGTTCAATAGGTTGATAACCAAATACACTTCTTGCTTCGTCTGTCGATATAATCCCTTTACCATGCAATTCTGTGATACGTTGCAATTGTAGTTCTGGGTCTATGTCTATCAGACGTGATGAATCAAACTCTAATTCATAACCCGAATCAATAAACTTAAATATCTTGGTTTCTAATTCTGAAATCATCATTTTGAATATCGGATCTAATGTACTTTGCAAATACTCAAGGTTTGCTTGTGTGATAGATGTGTTGACTGTTTCAATACCTAATTTAGATACTGGTAGACCGAACGCTTTAGCAACTTGTGAAGTACTGAACTTATAACTGTTTAAGAAATTCAAAACTTCAACGGGTATTTGTAAACGTTTAAAGTCCATTGTGTCGTCAATGGCAACTAATCCACCGTTGTTTTTCAACTGACTTTCTGCAAAGTTTTGTTTCAAATCTCTCAATTGTTCTGCGTTAATTTGACCTTTTTTGTATTGCAACACAGACGTTGATGTACCACCATTATCAAAGAAGTTGCGTAAGAAACTCTTTGAGCCTTGTGATATACCAATCTCATGTGCTAGTGCATATAAAGGACTGTAGCCAACATATCCATCTAATGTGATATATCTAAAGTGCAATATATCTTCACTGGTTATCTTAGCTGCATTACCTTCCACATCTTCACTAACGTTATAAACAATTTCGCCGTCTTTCTCCTCTATTCCTACTAAATCGTTATGTAAGAAGTGGAAGCCAACCGGGAAATCGTTTTTATCACGTATGATTTCAACGAAAGATTGTCCGTTAAGCAACATATTCGCAATGATTATGAATTTGAAATGCCAACCCGGTAAATCAGAATGTGGATTATTGTTGAATAAATCTAATATTCGATTCATAACCGTATTTGTTTCGTGACCTTTAACCTTTAACTTGGTACTTGCAATGTCTGCAGATATAATACGTGTCGCAGTGAACACATCACTATTCTTCAACGCATTGATACCAATATAACTTGCGTGTGTACCGTGTTCTTGCCAATACAATAATCGTTCTAAATCTCTATTCATCTTTTCTTGTTTACTTGTAAATCCTAAATCAAGTAATGGCATCTTTAACTGTCACCCCCTTTCTGACTTATCGAGGTATTGTCATACGCTTGATTTAAAACGCCTGAGAGGCCTATGAGCAGCAATCCACCAATAATATAGGCTAATGGCTTCCAAAGTATAAACAAGCCGTAGAACAGCCCTATTAAGCCCACAATGAATAGTAATATCACCACAAGTGCATATAAGGTTTTCTTCATCGTCACACCTCCTATAAGAACATTGGCATAAACGTTTCTGTGTCCCATTCATGTTCGCTAGCTATCACATAAGCAAATATAGTGGCCATGAGTGGATCTATTTTATGTCTGTTCATTTTCTTTTCAATCATGATTGAATCGTTCACATTCTTAGCGATAGCGTTTTTGACTGCTGTATCTAACAACGGATTTTTATGATGCTTAATATCCCCGTTGATTACGTTTAGTCTGAAGTCTAAATTAGGATTAGAAAGTGTTTGCGGCCCTTGTCTTATTTCATACAAGTCGTAATACCATTCTCTGCGCTCAATCTCTGCTAACACACCGTGTATTGAATACGGGTCATAGCATATAGCTTGAACATCTAAGTTGTGTCTGTTCACATATGTTTCAATGTAATCTAATACTTGGTTAGTGTTGATAATCCCACTAGACAAATCTGTGATGGTGCAGAAACCATCTTCTGACAATTGACGATAATCAATAAGATCACGCTCTATCTTGCCTTGTAAGCCACCTTTTGTGCCTACAAACGAATGTGACGTTATATAGTATTGTTTGTTGGTTTCGTCTAGGTGTATGAACGAAATCGCCGTTAAATCATCTGCACGAGATAAGTCCAAACCGATATAAACTTTAGAATAGTTAATATCAAAATCATTTTCGTTCTTTTTCCAGTCGTTAAAATCGAGATACGATTCTTCGGAAGCTTGCATCCAGTAATTAAAGTTTTTAACTAACACTCTGAACATAGAATTCTTTTTCGTAGCTTCTGCCACACGTTTCTCTAAGAATTCTTCGATTTGTTCTTTCAATTCATCCGTTTCATTAATCAACGGATTGGATTTAGCCCACGTTGCGCTGTCTTGCCATTCATCTTCGCTATCTTGTTCGTAAATCACGGCGAAGTATTCATCATCTTCGTATACTTCGTTCAATATGTCTTTGGCATAAGGCCACTCATCTGTATACATAGGTGCATTAAGGTTAAAACCTGCTGTTGAGATAATGAATATCAAACTTTGTTTTAAGTTACCTTGACCGGATTGGATAAGCTCTAACATCTCGTTTGTTTTCGCTGCATGGTACTCATCTATGACTGCCAAGAATGGCTCGAAACCATCAACAGCACCCGTATCACGAGACAAAGGTCTAATGTATGACCCGTCTTTCGTATGTGTGAGCAATTCTCTTACTTTCTTAACGTCTTTTTTAAGTTCAGGCACTTTAGAAACGAAATACATTAATTGTTTCGCTACCATGTTGAACACAATGCTTGCTTGCGATTTATCATTGGCAGCAGTAAACATCTGACGACCTTCTTTAGGCTCTCTGTCGAATAAGAATGCATATAGAACTAGTCCAGAAACTAAAATTGATTTACCTTGTTTCCTAGCCATCGATATAAATGCTTTCTTAAATCTCAACATGTCCGTATCTTTCGTAAACCAACCGCGTACACTAGCGATAATGAACTTTTGGAACAATCCAAGTTTATTAATGTTACCTTTAGGGTCGGGCAACGCCTCAACGAATTTAACGACCTTTTTAGCGCGTTTAGGTTTATAGGTATAATTCCATTCATCATTTTCTATTGACCTGTGTATGTCCTTTAAATGGCGTATACAAGCAAGTCTAGTATCTTTACATGTAATGTAAGTACCAGACAGAACCATAACGCAATATTTATAGGCATCATCTTTAAATTCGTTCGGTATATTCAACAATTCTTCATACGCTTTAGGTATCTTTACGTTAGTCATCATCATCAACACCAAATTCATCGTACACAGATTGCTTAACTTCGCTTTCAGTCGGTACAACTAATCTCATACGTGAATCGATTGTCATTCCTAATTGCCCACAAATAGAACGTAACTCTTTCAACGACTCCATATAAGCCATGAAGGCACCTGTTTTACGATTAGTTTCGGGATCTACCATACCTTCAATACCTTCTTTCGAAGTAATTGAGCGATATAAAGTATCGTTTTGGTCTAATACTTCGCAATACTTTTTAATAAGCGAGTAATCTAAATCTGCAATCGGTAATTGTTCGAGTAATGGAACGATTCTTAGCCACTCTTTAGCGGCATTTTCGGTTAAACCATCAGGCACAGTTTCAACATTTATTTTTGTGAACTGTTGTAAGCCGTTTTCTTTAAGTTCTGATTGTTCTAATTCTTCTTTCGTTCTGTTTCCTAGCTTATTTGCATTTAATTTCGGTTTTCTTCCCGCCATATCAGCACCTCCAGACGTTATATGACTTTGTGAAAGTTTTCATTTTGGGAGTTTGGTCACAGAAAGGTTCGGCTCGTTTTCGGAAGCTGTCAGACCGGCACCCGCTAAATCAATCCCCGCAAAAAATATTTTCAAAAATTTTCAAGAAATTATTTGCCGTGAATTTTATTGTGGCAGCTAAAACACACCACCTCTAAATTTTCCATATCCAGTCTTTTCGACCAATCCCGTTTCAATTCAATCTTGTGATGGACAATTAAATCTTTGTCATTCACAACGCCATCAGCTAAACAGTGTTGACATAGATAGTTATCGCGTATTAACACCTGTTGACGTAGCTTGCGCCACTGTGTGCTATTGTAGAACGCTGTGTACTCCTTATTACGTCTATTCCGCCTAACCTCTTGGTTATACCTTTTGGTATTGGCTTTCCTATACCTTTGCAACTCGGTTTGAGTATAGTTCTTATTACCAAGTCGAACCTTTGGTTGAACAAACAAATGAATCAACTTCTTTCATTTGAATTTTATTTATTTAATTTTGTAATTTAGTTTTAGAAATAACAAAAGACAAAACGAAATAAGAAATAATAATCTCAAATCATTTTGTCTTTAAATTTAGAAATTGTTTCATCAATCAAATGCAAATTAATCTAATAAAGTTTATGATCAACAAAACAATTCTTTTAATATTCAATTGTAAAGAAACAACAAACAAACTTTATGTTCTAATTATGATTTAATGTTTCGATTAATCTTTATGAACTAATGAAACCTTTTAACATATATAAATGAATGTTCATTGTTCTGTCTGTCACACACTCAATGTATAAGTGATGACCTTAAAGTATGTGACCTAAACTATGTGACCTTAATTAGTATGACCTTTAATCCCCACCTTAATAAGCAGTGTCCTTTAATATGTGTGTCCTTATTGTGTGGGTCATTAAGATTAGGTGCATACAAAAAGACACGCTACAAAAGTAACGTGCCTCATATAATATAGTATTAAGTTTACATACCCACTGAATAATAACTTCACCTCTAAAGCTACCATCCAGATTTCCTATGATACTACTTTACCTTATTGACAAGGCGCAATTCACTAATGTGGCAATTGCGTTTAATCAAAGTGTATCCACCCTATCCTTCTTGCTGTATCCCTCATAATCTGGTTACGCATTCTTATAGCAGAATGTTGACTAATAACCTTATCATCTTCTCTGCGTTTAGTAAGCTCGTGTGCAATATCCTCCCACTCATATATAAGCAAGTCTTTCTCCCAGTATCTATATTCAATAATAGCTTTCTGTTCTGGTGTAGCACAGTTATATACATCTTCGATAGCTTGTATAGTCGATTGTAAGTTTCTATACTTATCATCTTTATGTAGTTTGATGACTTCGTTTTCTACTGGGCTACTAGGAAGATTAGACTTTCCACCACCTATGTTTGTATCTTCCGGCTGGTAAAGTAACTCATATCTTCTATATGCTAACTGCCCTTTCATTTCATCATACTTACGGTAAAATTGTTCTAACTTTGGAATATCTTCTTTTCCTAAATTCATACGCTACCTCCAGTTACTCTTTATGAAATCCACAGCTACTTCATACGTTTATCTAACTCATCTTTAATCTTGCGTATATCTTCATCGTCTAGCTCTCTCTTAGGCATGTCCTTTTCAAATATTGTGTATAACAGATAGCCGACTTCATACTCTAACGCGTTTATCTTTGCGTCTTTGATGGCATTGTATATAAGCGTGAGTATCGCAATACACCCTAACACGATTGTTGTTATTATCCACATGTTATTCACACTCCATAAATCGCTTAAAGAATTCATTTTTACTTATAGCATCCCATGATGTTGGCCCATAAATATTTTCATCGTTTCCAAAGTTGTTCCACTTGTAGAATATTGTACCCGGATCTACTAGCACTGATTTTTCACTTGGATTAAAGTGGTTCATTAACAAATACTCTGTGCCATCTATACGTGTAAGTAACGGTTCTGAACGCCCAATGAATTCACAAACCTCTTCAAAATTTTCTCTACCTTTAAACTCAATATATTCAATTTCATCTGGTCTTTTAACAGCTTTTTTTATCATATTACTTCTCCTCCTCTTTTAATAATTGGTTTCTATATTTAATAGGCATATTTTCTAAAATATTTTTTATGCCATACCATATATTAGATACAACCACTCTTGTACGTAGAAAAATATAAAGTGCATATAATGGGTTTTTATAATATAGTTGTACTTTCTTAAATACCATATTACTTCTCCTCCTCATAATCTTTAGGCACCATATCTTTCGCTTGCATACGGCAAATGACTTCGTAAGTAACCTCTTTACTTAGTTCATAGAGTGCAAGTGTTAATAATAGTTTGAGTATTTGTTTCATCGGTCGTCCTCCTTATGTTTTACCTTCTCTTTCGCCTCTTCCTTACTCTCTGCGTCCACTACAATAAATTCTTCGTTCTCCTTAGCTCTGGTTACATCAAAGAACACTTCACCTGTTGTGTGGTGTGTTTTGCGTACTAGGAATTGCATATCGTCACTCCTTACCTAATATTATTCGTACACGTTCAACGATGTCTTTATCTTGTTCCACTTGACCCGAATCCTTTTTCTCCTCTTGCTGATTCACTTTCAAATTCCTCCACTGTCTCTAACTCTGGTGTCCATATTGGTACGATGACTAATTGCGCTAGTCGGTCGCCTTTTTGTATTTTGTATGTGCCTAAATCAATATGCGCTCTGTCTGCTTCGATTGCTTTTTGGTCAATTGTTAAAAAGAAATCTTGTTCATGGTCATTTTCACTCATTGGGAAATCATTCTTAACATTAATCTTCATATGACCTTGAAACCCTGCGTCAATCTTTCCTGTTTCAACCTCAAGTACTGTTTTACTACTCACTCCACTTCTGCTTGTCAGTAATCCCACATAACCTTTAGGAATATTCACTGCTAGATCAGTAGCAACTAATGCTTTCTCTTGTGGTCCAAGTATTACTGTTTCTGCTGCGTATATGTCATAACCAGCACTTTCATCATCCGCTCGTTTAGGTTTAGTCGCGTTGTCGCTTAATAGTTTTATTTGTAGTGTGTTAGTCATTTTGTTTGTCCTCCATAAATTTAATGTATTCATTACACTTTTCATTAATGTAATCCTCTGCATATGATTCTTCTTTTAACATCGCTTTTAATTGAGGTAAGCTATATGCAAATCCCAAATAATAGTCACTATCGAAACACTGTTCGCATGTATCCAATAAACTCTCGTCATAATCTTCCGAAAAATATACTCCACCCATATGATGCTCATAAACATGTGCCATCTTACTCGTCCTCCAAATCGCTTAGTAAGTTGCTAAATTCGTTTGTGCCATCTAGTTTGTCCATGTCTTCTAATACTGGAGCTAAACTAATTTGTGCGCCCTCTAAAATCTTATGAAATCCCATATTCTTATTTATGCATTTCTGCCCTTCATAGTTTGCGTAAGATTCCAACATTTCTGCCTTTATCTTCTGCCATACCTCTTTATACTCTCTATCTTTCATCGTCTGCACGCTCCAATTCCTTAATAAAGTTAACCAAGTGTATATAGTTATATGAATAAGGTGATGCAAACTTCATATCTCTTATGTGGTTGGTTAGGGCGGTGTATTTGTCGCTTGCTATCATTAACTCCGCATTCGCTCTTTCTAGCTTTAACACTTCACAATTGGCTTTTTCTGCAAGTTCCATAGCATTCTCTGCTCTATTTCTATACCTCTCATTATTGGCACGTAAGACTGCTATATCATCGATTAGTGTGTCTCGTTGTGCTTTGAATTGGTTGCGTTGATGTTCAACATTTTTTAGTTGTGCTTTAGGTACCATTGGTATTTCTGGATTCTTTTTAGTTCTCACTAGCCATCACTCCTCTAATTTACGTGTATTCCATATCTTAACTAATTTATTTACGCTATCAGTTTTAACGCGCAACCAAGTAGAAGGTTGTATTTTACACTTGGTATTTGTACATTCAATCAATGCTTTATCAAAACTGTATCTCATATCCGCTCGACCTCCGCAGAACGGACAAGGTTTTATTAAATTCACTTGCCATCACTCCTCTAATTCACTAGCTAAGGTATATAGTGCTTGATATGCTGTGTTATATACTTTTGTTTGTTGTTCACCAAAATTGCTTTTATCCATGTCGCTCAATTGATCAATACAAGCGTCTGCTATTTCTAAATTTTCTTCGGTATCATCTACTCCACCAGCCCTTTCTCACGCGTCCAGATTAATTTAAATTCGCCATCAATATATGCATGAAATTCTTTGCTAAGATTTTTACAATCATTAACTTGTTTTTCCGCACTTACAGATGTATTTAGCCACATATAGCAAGTGTCATCTTGTTCAATTTCTATCAAGTGCTTAAACTTCGTATCTTCCGTAATTTCTTCCTCGACCTCCACTGTGAAAGTGTCTGCTGGTTCTAAACAATATCTGTTATCTACTTCTGGATAACCAAAATCATTAAAATGTACACAATGTTTAGTTATTCCTAAATTTTCATCTTTACTAAAAAATCTTTTATTTCTCGATAAACTAGGATTACCCCATCCCCACTCAATCAACTGTGGTAAGTTCATCGTTTTCTTCTGTTTAATCTTTACCATTTTCTCAATCCCTCCATCGCATTCCTGTTATGTTCCTTATCCTCTGGTAACACTGCCATAACAATGCTACGTGGATTAATAGAGTATAAGAATCCCTTAACTCCACAATCTCTTAGTAGCTTTGCCATTTCGACAGTATTTCTGCCTTTAGTATCAATTTTGTACTTAACTTTGATAGTGTCGGATAGGATCATTGCTCTATCACCAAATTGTTCTTTTGTATAAACTCATCAAATCCTGCTTTACCAAATGTTTCTCGTTTAAATTGAGCAAATCGTTTATAGTGCCCACATACTTTATATTCATTACCTAATATATGAACATGTGCTACTCGTATATTGTTATGTGTTAAGTAGTATTTGTGTTTAAAGTAATTCATTTACTTCACATCCCATACTTCGAATGCACGCTCTATCATATCTCTAGCTTTACCAATATCTTCTTTACCATTCTTTCTAGGCGCTCTCCCAATATATTGAATAGCTTGTCCTATCCAAGCAGCAACGACTGGATTATAGTGTTTGCAAATAGCTTCTACAATTTCATACATTTCAAAGTCATCAAATTGATAGTAGTCTGGCTTTACATTCTGTTCCTTACGCTTACGTTGTTGTACGTCGTTGGATTGATGTTTTCTAATTTCTTCACTAACATAATCAACTAAATTTGAATTAGGGTTTTCTAACAATTCATCTGGTACTTTTATTTCGTGGCCATCATAAAGTTCTAAATTCTTGTTTCCATTCCATTTAACTGTCGTTTCATCCATACTCTCCGTCTTATCTGCTATCTCTTTCGTCCACAACTCAAAGTCGTTGAAGTCTGTGATTTCATATCTGTGTTTAGGTAGCGATTCGATAATCGCAGAATTACCACAAGGATCAATCTTAACCACTTTACCTATCACACGCATGCCACTGCTATATTTACTTGCACCCAAGTCATTCACAACAACGTATTTACCTATTTTTAAATCTTTGATTTTCATCTAATGCACCGCCTTAGGAAAGATACTTGTATTCATTAAATACTGGCACCACTTACCTCTGTCATGGTTTTGTGGCGTACCATCGTATAAATGTGGCTTCAATTTTCTATGCTTTTCTTCTCTCAATCGTTCTCTAGTTTTACTCGCCTTACTCTGCAATCGTTCAATTTTCTGAAATTCTCTTAGATCTTCTAACCTAATACCTTTTGGCGTAGCATATGCTTCATGAACAGTCCATCCGTTCTTTAATCTTGTTCTAATATATGAATTGCGTAATCCTAATGCTTCTGCTTTTGCTTCATGTTCTGGATGAATATAAAATTGTTGTCCTGCTACTGTTAGTTGTTTCATCTCAATAACCCCTATCTATAATTTTTACGTCGTCAAACTCTAATGGCTTTGCGTCCATGTAATCTTCTTTATTCGTCCACATTTGATTGTGTATCTTATCGGCAGCAGTGTTATCATCGTCATCGTGATTAACATACACTTGCTTTTCAACGTAGACTTTATATCGAATTGTTGCCGTTTCTTCATTCATTTAGATCACTCCAATACTCTAATTCCATAATCACTTTCGGAGTTTCTGCATACTTTTTAAAACTTCTTATCTCTACTATTTGATTATCGTCTTGCCACACATGGCCGTTTGCAGCATCTAATACAGTTTTAATTAGATTATCTATATCTGGTTTCGTTCTCTTATACTGCCCTACCATCGCTACATGTTTCTTCTTACTCCACGACTTAAGCAGTGGAAAGTGAAACTCAATTGTTAATCTAATCGGTTTATCTATCATCATGTAAGGCATCTGTTGTCTTAACATTTTCTTATGGTTTGTATATTTAGCAGGCATGTATGTTTGTACAAACTTCCCTGCATTTCTAAATCTCGGTCTAGGTGATGCCATAGGAGCATCTACCGTTAGTTCTATGCGTTTCATTTGTCCACTCCTACAGATAATCAAAAATGTTATTCTGATGCGCTCGTTCTACTTTGTAGTTTTTAATAAATGTTTCTAATTCTTCATTATCCAAATACCAACGCTGTCCTTCATAGAATGTTCTAATTACGCCACTCACTCTATGTCTGCCGTCTTTATTGTTAGGAATGACAGTAAACATTTTGTTACCTTTTGAATCGAACAAACCAAATCTTTCTCTTAATCCCATCTACCCCACCTCGCAAATAGCTTGACGTGTACGTCTTTCATTTAATTTTTGGATAAATAGGTCATACAACACTTTCTCGTCTCCTTGTGCGTAGTTAATTAGTTTCTGAGCGTATATATCTGAACACTCAAGATTTTGTTTAATAAATTGTTTGGTTACCATGCGTCTCTCTCCCTGTAGTCATCACCAAGTACTCTCACTTGGCGTGAATTATGTTTCATTCTTGAATTAATACGTTGCCAATTCATATTTTGATTTAATTCTTTATCACTAAAGTTAGTAGTGAATATGTTATTTTTACCTACTCTGTTATCTACAATGCTGAATAGTTTATTTAATGTATGTTCAGTGTTCTCTACACCTATATCATCTAGCACAAGTAAATCTATGCTACTTAGTAACTTAACGAGTTCGTCTGTCGTTTCATCTGCGTTTTTATTGTAAGTAGCTTTGATACGATCCATTAACATTGGTATGTGCATAAATGCTACAGAATAACCTTGTGTCTTAATTGCTTTCGCTATAGCATAGGCTAGGTGCGATTTACCAGTACCGTATGAGCCTTGCATGATTAATGACTTAGGTTTATCTATAGAAAACGTTTTGACGTACTCTATAGCTGTTTGTTTAGCATCTGTTTGTGATTGGTTCTGTGGTTGATAGTTATTTACTGTGGCATCCTGTAATGAGTAATTAACATTAGATTGATTAAATATATTATTGATTGCTTTCTGCTTACGTTTTTTCTCTGCTTCTATTCCTGCTGCAATCATGCTACATTCACAACCGTCCCGGTATTCGTAACCACTACCAAACTTGTGCAAGTCATACTTGTTACCACACTTCTCACAATACAGACCTCTTTCTATCTCATTAGCTTCATATTGCTTAAATGTTTCCGTTATTTTAGGGCTTAACATTTTTTTCATTTAATCACTCCTAATCCCAATAACTAGGGTCGTACTTCATACGTTCTAGTTGGTCTTGTCCTGTCGGTTGTGTTTCTTCTGTAAAGTCATTCATATAGCTTTCTTGACCCAAAAATGTTTTAGGGTACTTTTGATACTGTTTATTAGTTATAGTCTTTAGATACTCTCTAGTACCGTCCATGATGGTTTCATAACTATGTTTCTTTAGTGCTGATTTAAATAAGCTAAATGCTTTTTTCTTATCTAGCTTTTTATCATAAAGCTTCCACCAATTCTCAAAACGTTCACGCGTAACGTCAGTTGCGCTAGTATTAATTGTCTGACTGTTATTTGTAATACTGTTATTTGTAATACTGTTATTTGTAGTGGTATCATTTTCGACCGGTCGAATTTGAACCGGTGCGTTTTCGACCGCTCGGTTTTGAACCGGTCGAGGTTCGTGATATAAGGTATATAAATTACTACTCTTTAAGTTATTCTTTTGTTTCCTTTCAACTTTCAGATAGCCACCATCTTCTAGTTGTTTTCTATATTTTTGGAATCTGTTTTTACTAATACCTAATTCATGCTGTATTAAGCTAACACTTGGAAACGACGTTGTATCTGCTCCCGCATAAGCTGATAAGTAACCGTACAGTGCTTTAGCTTCTATACTTATACTTGTATCTTTCATTACTCGTTTGAATACTAAGCCATAACCAGTAATGGAACTCTTGATACTATCGTTCATTACTTCTCACCTCTCAACATCTTATTCAGTTTATCGTCTACATCCACCCAACTATCTTGTAAGTGGTATTTACTATTAAATGTGTCCATGCCTATTTGATGTTGTTCTGTATGATGCTTTCTGCATAAGGCTAATACTTTATTATTTGTATGATTTATTTTGTTTCTATTTCGTCCACTACCTACGGTTTGATAATGTGCTAAATCAGCATTTACAGCGCCACATATAACACAAGTTCGGTTAATGGTAGACCAATAAAGAAATTGTTTATCATTCTTCATTAAGTCACTTGTTTTATAATTCAGGGGAATATCGTGTAAGAAGACCCATGCTATTATTACTTCAATAATTTGTTTAGCTAGAGTTCTACTACAATTTGCTAACGATATTCTATTTTGATATCCATAGTTAAACTTCACGTAATCCTGGAACATTTCCCTCATATAATCTCTTGGTTGCCCCGTATGAGCCTCTATATCGTTTACAAGGGCAAATATTTTTCTGCGTTGTTTTCCAGTTATTTTGTATGGGTCTGTGATACTTACTTCGCACTCTACTTCTAGTCCGTTATCTAAAAGCAAGAAGTCTTTGTTTTCTAAAGTTAATCCAGTGATGACAGCAGTTATCGTGCCATCATCTTGCTGAATGTATGATTTGATTATTGGCATTACATCACCTTATTTATGTTGTGTACAATTAGAATGGCAAATCATCATCAGTAATATCAATTGGACCATTTGCATTTGCGAAAGGATTATCATTTGCTGGTTGCTGTTGTGGTTTAGCTTGTCCTTTTTGCTGTTGCGATTGATTGTTAGATTGTTTAGTATCTAAAAATTCAATACGGTTAGCTATGATACGTACGACTGAACGGTTGTTACCTTCTTTATCTGTGAATCTATCTTGTTTGAGCGTTCCATCTACGCCGATTTTTGAACCTTTACCGCAATATTGGTTTAATAATTCTGCCGTTTTGCCAAAAGCTACGATGTCAAAGAACGATGCATCATCTTTTTTGTATGGATTTTCTACTGCCATTGAAAAGTTGGTAACCTGTGTTTGGCCAGCTTGTTTTAGTTCTAAATCTTTAGTTATTCTTCCTGTGATTGCTACTATATTCATTATTCATTCTCCTTTAATTTTTGAGCGTTAGCTCTAATCAATTTAATGTGTCCTATTGCATCTGATTTGCTTAATTTTGAAACGTCACCTATTTGGAATTTTTTCTGAACTTCGTCTGAAGTTATTTCTTGTCCTTTTTCTGTTAAAAGTTCTGTGAAGTTTTTGATTTCATTCAAAACTTCTTGTCTTAAATTTTCAGTATCATCTGGCGCATCCTCACCATGATATAAATAAAGACCGATTCCGTGTAATGCTGCTGCTTTTACGAAGGCACGTTTATACGTTTTGTTAATTTGAAACATGTCTGCTTGCATATAAGGTACTGACTTATTTTTAAAGTCCAACACTGGCAACGTTTCAGTTTTAGTTAATCCTTTTAATGTAATTGATACTGTTACGCTATAACCTTCTGGACTTGCCAAGTAAGGTACGAAATATTGTTCGTTAGCTACATCAGGATGTGGATATTCATGTATCTTCATTTCATAATTCGGGTCAATCTTCATTAACTCTTGATGTGCATATGACCAAGCTAGGTAAGATATACCTTGTTTCTTTTCAACATGATCGTTTACATTTTTAGAATTAAGTTGATTAAATAATGTTTGTTCAGTCATTTTCTTCCTCCGTATCTACAAAATATGATGCTGGATATACTTTCTTTATCGCTTTATGTCTTGTCATGTCTATTGAAGATTTCTCTGTTCCATCAAATTCACGTGCATCGCCAATATAGTTTGAATATTTAATAGTTGATTTTTTATCAATTGGTTTATTACTTATATATAAGTCGTCAAAGTCTGTCCTTGCTTTAATAATGTAAGTTATAATATCCTTCGCCATTTGACGAAACACCTCTATTCCATGTATATTTAAACTATGAATGATTAAAAAACGCTTATACTGACCGTTCGCTAACCCCACATTAGCTAGCGGTCTTTTTTATTGCATCGAAAAACTTATCCCAGAACCAATACAATCCGAAACCTGTTAATATTGATAGCAACATACCGATGTAGAAATCATTTGTTGTAATTCCTATAGCTAACGTTGTGAATGGAATTGTTAAAAATGTTAATAGTGTCCTCATGTAATTACCTCCTTATAAATTAGTTTCTTTAATTAGAATATTTTGTTCGATAAATTCTATTGCTGGTCTGATTTTGATGTACCGTTTATTGCCTTTACCAAATCGATACATACACGCTTCTTGAAATTCTTTGTTCGGGTAAACTTTACTTTCTAGGTCGTCCCTAGAAATGCCACTAACTTTTATAAATTCTTTTGCGTCTGCGAATCCGATGAATTCCATTTGATCAACTCCTTTGCCAATCACTTTTTAACCGTTACATCAAAATGCTTTTCTATTTCTTGCGCTGCCCAATACATTACTTCTTCTAAGTGTTTCTCTCTATTAACTTCAAATGTTTCAACAATTCCACCTTCTTCAACTGAATGTTCATACGTTTTAGATTTATCGTTGATATTCATTTCTAAAATGTAGTGAATATAAGTAAGTAATTCTTTTTGTTCTTGAGTCATTATTTAACCTCCGTTATCAGACCAGGTATATTCCAACTTGCCTTATCTTCTAATTCATGTGGTTTGAAGTCTTTGAAATCAATCATTTCTACAAATCGTTTTGTTCTGTTGTAGTCAACTTTTTGTATTGCTGTATATCTTGGAACGTTGAAATACTCTTTGAGTTTAGTCCACATAGCTCTAATGAATTGGCCTTTCTTCTTTTTGAATAATTCATTATGATATTTACTATCTACTGGGAATCCATTACTATAATATTGTCTAGTAAAATGGTTAGATTTTGTCTGAACGATTGATTGAAGTTCTTTTTGTTGTTCATAAGTGATAGGAACTTCTTTTTTGATTTCTTCAACCATATCTTCTACATATGACACTCGATTTTCTACACGATCTTCCATATCTAACATTCTTGAAATCACTTGTTCTAATTGCTGTCCTTGCTCATTTGTTTGCTTGATATGATTTTGTAAAAATACTAATTCTTCTTTGCGTTTTGCCATTTTAAATTCCTCCTAATTTACGATTATTCGTCCGTTTAACATTGCTTCTAAATTACTTGTGAATTCTTTAAGCAAAGCTACGTTTTCTTCTAATCTATCTTTTGATTTCGGATTAGCTTTGATCACTGTATCTAGTCTGTATGTTTCTACAGAGTTTTCTTTAATAAAGTTTTGAATGCTTATTGAAATCTTGTGAGCATTGATACTTGATTCGCGTTCTAGTCTAGTAAGTTCTTTTTCTTCATACGCTTGGTTAGGGTCGCTGAAACTGTCGCGATAACGCTGTAATTCATCCCTTAATTCATTAGCGTTGTTGCTTTCACGTTCGAATTTTTGTTTGAATTGTTCTAGTTGTTGTTGGACTTCGTCTGGTACAACTTCTTTCACAATTTCACGCTCAACTACTTCCGGTTCCCTATCCTCTGCTTCCTCTAGTTGCTTACGTGCGATTGATTCGGAACGTTGCGCTTGTTCAAGTTGGGATTCTAGGTGGGATTTTTCTTCGTCACGTTGTTTGAGTTGTTGTTTTAAGTCTTGTATTTCTTTAATAGTCATTTCATCAACGCTTTTTTCTTCGCCTTTTTCGGTCATATGTTTCTTTTCTCTTTCTTCGACAGGAACCCCAGTAATTTCGTATAAAGCTCTGCTACCCAAATGCGACCACGTGGTCGTTTTTAACTGTGGGTCAGAAACAATTTTTATAAATCTTTGTGCTTCTCTAGGATGAACATCAACTTTTTCTAGCCATTCTGTCCATTGACCGTGAACTAAATCGTTTTCCTTTACATGTTTTAAACGACGACCAATTTCATAAATGCTATAACCATTCATTTCTTTAAATGCTTTTAATTCTGATTCGATAATCGGTAAGTCATCGCTTAGTTGTAATTCGTTCAATGTTTATCCCTCCTTTAATTTGTTTGGTGTTCTTTATCGGGAACACTGTGAGTAAAAAAAATATTTAAGTTATTTGTTTCATAACCTAATATCTTAGCCATTTTTATAAACTCATTCGCACCGATATCTACAAATCCATTTTCTCTTTTGGCGTAAGGTGTTCTTGTTTTCCACCCCATTTTATGAGCCATTTCATCTTGTGTAATTCCACAAGCTATTCTTTCAGCTCTCAATCGCTTGAGATTCAGTATCATGTTTTCACCTCCAATCGTTCTCGTTTGAGAACTGTATATAACTTAACATGCGTCGTTCTCGATAGTCAACACTTTTATTACATTTTTACTCAAAAAAGTTTTTTCTTCCTATATATTGTATTCTTTTGGGAACGGTGGTATAATCAAGATGTTCACTTAAAAGAACAAATAAATTATTCGGGAGATACTAAAAAATGAGAACAAATGATGAAATAATCACAGTAATTAAAACAACATTAAATGAACAAAACATGTCACTTAGTGAATTGGCTCGTCGTGTAGGAATGGCTAAATCTGCTGTATCACGTTATTTAAATTTAACTAGAGAATTTCCTTTAAATCGCGCAGAAGATTTTGCAAAAGCTCTTCATATTAGTACAGAATATTTACTTGGATTTGATGAAAGTGAACACGAACAACCAGAACAAGATACTATTGCAGCTCACTTTGACAAAGAAGATTTAACTGAAGATGAGATGAAAGAAGTTCAAGATTTTATTAACTACCTAAAAAGTAAACGTAAATAAAGGGTGTTTATATGGGGAGATACGAAGCATTAATTAGTAAATATAACCATTTAACAATCATAGAAACAGATATGCTACCTAGTTTTCAATCGGGTATATTTTTTAATAACCAAATTTATATTAACAGTAATAGATCCGAAGCAGTAAAGTTAGAGACGCTAGCTGAAGAGATTGCGCACCACAAACTTACATACGGGGATATAACTGACCAAACAAAGTTTAATAACAGAAAATTCGAAGGATATGCAAGACGTTATGCTATGGAACAAATTATTTCGTTGCAGGGAATTTTGGACGCATTTAAAAATGATTGCCATAACTTATACGAACTTTCCCTGTTTTTTGAAGTGTCAAAAAGTTATATCCTAGACGCTATCGAACATTACAAAATGAAATATGGATTAGATGTTTATTACAAGGGATATGTGATTAAGTTCGAACCGTTACAAATATTCGAACACTATAAATGGGAATAGCAACGTTTGTTGTTTAATATATAAAATATAATTAAGGAGAAGGTAGAATGGCAAAGAAGGAAACACTTACGTTTAAGGAAACTATGGTGGAAGGGGATTATTTAAGAACACTAACAAAAGATCAGAAAAAAGAGTACAAGAAAAAACCAGTGGAAGAAAAAAGAAAAATTATACATGAGTTTAATCCACAGAAGTTTGAACCGTCTGATAATGAAGATAACAAAATTATCGGTTGGATTAAAAAACACAAAATTTGGAGTGGGATTATAATATTAATACTTATTGGTGGCATCGGGAACATTTTTACTGATTCCGAAAATACAGAATCAGAAGATGCTAAAAAAGAAACTGCTACCAAACAAGAGAAGAAAGAAAGTAAACAAGATACTAAAAAAGATACTAACAAAAAAGAAGAAACTAAGAAACCTCTGACAGATGAAGAAAAGTTAAATAAGGAATTGAAAAAAGAAGTACATTCTGCAGATGTTAAAAATGTTGATTTTGGCGTGGGCGAATCGGATGTAACTATTGAATTAAAAGGCAAAGAAAATTTATCCGAAAAGATGACCTCAAGAGGATTTAGAATGGGAACTTCTGAAGCGTTATATGCGCTAAAAAAATCTAAAATTGATGTAAATAGTGCAGATATATACGTATATTATCCTCTGAATGATGGTATGAAAGATGAAGAAAAAATGGTTATGAGTAGTAGATGGGATAAAGATACTATTGATGAAATGAATAAAGACGCACTAACTACTCTACCAGACACAATTGAAACGCAAGCTGAAAGCAGTTTTATACATCCTGTAATGCGTAAAAGTGAAAAATAATTTTATGGGCAGTCCCCTGCCCTATATATTTTTATCTTTTTTAGGAGGAATTAGATGAAAAACTCTATAAATATTAACATTGAGTTACCAGATGATTATCTAATAATAAGTAAAAGTGAATATTATTCTTTATTAAATAATAAAACTCCTCCAACTAAAACATGGTGGTCGATGGAAGACTTGATATATGAATCTAACGAAAGCAGAAAGTGGCTTATAAATAATTTAATTAAAAATACAGAAATGTGGAAAGAAATAGAAAGTTTTTCTCATTTACCAAACCATAACAATGATGAATATCGTTTTGTTGACAATAAAATGAGACAGTTTTTAGAAAACAATTTAAAAAGATTGAAAGAGGTGTAATTTATCATGGCAACATTTACAGTAACAAAACGTAAAAATAAAACATCTACCACATGGCAATACGATGTGAAAGACCCTAGTTTTAAGTCAGGTAAAAAACGTAAATCGGGCTTTAAAACGAAAGCAGAAGCTACATTGGCAGCACAACAACTTATCAGAGATTTAGAAGATGGTAACAAAATAGAAGATAATAAAAAGTTTGTGGACTACTATAATGATTGGTTAGAAATTAAAAACAAAAAAGATCTATCACAAGGCCAATTCTATTGGTATGAGCGTTCCCTCACTTTGTTTGAAAATTATTTTGGTGAACAAATGTTACTGAAAAATATTAATCGAAGCGAATATCAAAAATTTTTAAATAATTATGGTAAAGGTCATTCAGACGAAACGGTGAGAAAAGTAAATAGTTGTATTGCACCATGTTTGAGAGAGGCAGTATACGACGGATATATTAAAAAAGACCCTACTTTCAATATTATGATTAAAGGTACGGTAAAAGCTAAAGAAGAACATTTTAAGTTTATCAGCATTAAGCATTATTTAGCATTAATGAAATACTTTAAATCAAGGGATGAACAAAGTTATATATTCTTGTATTTATTATCGATAACTGGCGCTAGATATAGTGACGCTATCAATATGACAACCGAAGATTTAAATAAAGCGAGTGGTGTTATACATTTGCCAGGTACAAAAACGAAGAATTCAAAAAGAGATGTGGAAGTTAGTAATAAAGATATTATGATAATTAAATCTAAATTATCTAAGTTACCTATAAGATTTGATGGTAAACTATTCTCTGTAAGTCATACAGCAGTGAGTAAAGCATTTAAACACGCAAAAGACAAAGTAGGACTAGATGATGATAATGTAACGCCTTATTCTTTAAGACATACACACACTTCTTATTTACTTTCTAAAGGTATACCAATTGAATATATTAGTAAACGTTTAGGACATGCTACGATTTCACAAACACTAGACACATATTCCCACTTACTAGAAGAACATAAAAAAGAGCAAGGTCAACGTGTCAGAGAATTATTCTCTTGA